CAGTGACTTCTTATAAGCAGCAACAATCTCGTCACTCCAAATCTCAGGAATAAACTTTGCTGCGGTTGTCGTTGTTACATTATTAGTACCCAAAGGCATTTTAAATCTCCTAAATTAAGTTAAGTTATTTGACTCTTCCCTCTGCATAAGCTGCTAGAATTTCATCTTGCAACTGGTAGTAGCGGTCAGGGTCTTCCAATTGTAGTCGGATTAAGTCAGCCCTTCGATAAATCTTAGAAGATGTAGGCGAGGATGCGTTAGAACCAACATCAACAGTTGCTGCCTTGATAGCAGCCTTCTGTGCGGCTTTAGCCTCCTGTGACGGAACTGCAGCCTGAACAGACGCTTTAGGTTTAACATAACTCCAACTGCCTAACAGTTCTGCCGCTGAATCGTAGTCAAACTCTGCATCAGCCGCAGCATACAACCGCATACGAACTGGTGAAGCCTTGACCCACTCTGCAAACGCAGGATCAGCAACTGTCTGCTGAAAGTCTGGGAAGTTCTGTTGTAACTTTGTAAATGTCTGTTGCTGTTTTAGAAACTGTGCTTGTTGCTTGGCTTCTAAAATAGCAGGATGTTGCTCTACAGCCTTACTTACAGCTTTCTTCGGATCTTCGAAGAAGTCGATCTCGTCTTCTTTTGCGGCAGGAACTTCTTCCTTCTTGGAGTCGAGTTGTCGCTTAATGAGTTCATCAGCTAGCTTACGCACTTCCCCAACTTCTTGGGCTTGTCTACCAATTAGCTTCTCAGCCTCTTGGTGCATCTTGATAATTTCATCAAGACTCTTGCCCTTGTACTTGGGTGGAAGGTCTTCAACAGTTTCCTGCTGTACCTCTTCCTGTGCTACAGGTTCTTGAGTTTGCTCTACTTGAGTCTCTTCTACCTGATTGATATCTGCTGCTTCAAACTCTTCTTCTTGCGTTTCGATTATTTCTGCCACATTATCCTCCTGTCCACAATGGATTCTAGGAAATTAAAATACCCATCGGATCAGCTATTCTTTTCGCTTTTCTTTTGATAGGCTCTTGCTGCCTCCTCATGTTTTCTAGCCCACGCATCATGTGCTGTCGGAAACGCACCTGTGATGCCCTCCAACACAAAGCGGGGTGACGAGATAATACGAGAGGCTTCATTGTGACAATGTGGACACTCAATAGAGCGAACCTCATCATCAACAAATTTCTCACTGGTGTGGTCTTTCACACACCTAAATTCAAATATCCGCTTCATCGTTGTAACTCCTCGTAAGCATCTTCGGACGCTTCTTTGAGTTTAAACATGAAGTTAAGGATGTCTAACTGTCCCTTGGCATAGTACAAGTCCTCTATGCCGTTACATCTGTCTAAATCCTTCGATACTTCTTCAATCTTGCGTAGGTCTTCGATCAGGTCTTGCCATCCCTTGGACGCCATCATGTCGAACCTAGCCTCGTAATAGGCTTGTAACTCTTTATCCACAGTTTCTCCTTATTAGGACTGTGTTGTATTTCTACAACAGTGTATTAATTATACCACACTTTTATGATTTTGTCAAGTTTTTTACTGGACTTTCGTCTTCATCTGTGCTTCTACGATGTTTTCCTTGGTTTTTAGCTCTCTATCCTTCAAAACTAGGTCTGCAACCTTGAGTCTTCGCTCAAAATCGTCAGTGGTCTGGTTGTTTAGGTTAGTGGCTGAAGCCTGAATAATGTCTACTCGCATCTTCTCAGGCATCAGTTGGGCCTCAACACTGGTCTTCTGAGCCTTTGCAAGGCTTTCCTGGGCGTTTGCTTGGCTCTCCTGTGCTCTACCCTGCAGTTCAGCAATCTGAGCCTGTAGAAGGGCTATCTGAGCCTCCTGTTGCATCTGTACCATCTGCTGTTGGGCTGGGTCAGGCTGGTTCATCTGGTCCAGAGCAGTTACTAACTCCTCCTTGTTGGACAGACTGGAGCCTTTGATGATGCCTTTTAGGACCAAAGGCAGTACAGGACTATCAGGACCAAGGGTTTGCAGTAGGCCAATGAACTGCTGTTGCTCGTACTCCCTAGCAACCATGCCCAAAGTAGAGGCAGGGACAAAGGTAAAGTCTCTGCTAGGATAACGCTCTGGGTCATACTGCATATACCGCACTGCAACCTTCTTAATCAGAGGGATTAGGAAGTCATCTTGGAAGTTCATCAGTGCCTGTTTGTTCTTCTTGATGATAGAAGACATAGCCAGAGACATAGAAGCACCACCAGCCTCGCCTGAAGCAACTGCACGAGTCATGGCTTGGCTATCCAGAGTACCTGTGGCTTGCAGTAACATGGTCTCAAACCGTTCAGCGGTCTGGATGTTGCCTGCGTCAGTGGAGCCAAACTTAAACGGAAACAGAATCTCGTTAGGATTGCCGTTAGTAAGCAGTGTCTTTCCAGGCTGGACCTTATAGTTGACACCACGAGGTAGGCGTGTAGCATCTGCAGCCATCATAGGAGCAGTGGTCAAGGCCAAAGAGTCAAGGTGACTACGGAGCTGGGCATCAATAGCCTTCTGCATATTGTAGCCTTTCTCTACCGTGCCGATGCCAACGATACGACCAGGGACCTTCTCAGGTGCGTAGGTGACGATAGGGCGGTCCTTCATCATGTACGGATTAGCTTCTGCCTTGAGCAGGTACTGGTTATTAGCAATAACAACCACAGCCTCTACCAAGTCGCTATACTGGTCAGCATCACTGTCATCTGGGAAGAGGTCTGCTACTTCCTTGCCATCGTTTTCCAGTTGGTCGAGATATTCACGAGGTACTAATCCGTAGTAACGAAGGATTCTAACCTTGTCTTCTTGGTAGAGTGTATCCAGTTGAGTTGGCTCAAGAGCATTATCAGAATACTCAGGACCAATATTAACCTTTCGGTAGATCCCATCTTCGATTCCTTTTACAACCTTGAACAGGCTGGTATACTCTTCGACAGCAACTCCGAGAGCCTCTTCAATCGTGTCTGAGTTGGGGTCCCAGAGGAAGTTACGAGGATGAATAGATTTGACAGGAACAACTACCTTCTCTACTTCAGTGACACCGATAGCGGCTACCTGAGCGCCTGGGATAGGCTGAGTGGTAGGCACAAGTTCCATAACATTTTTGACCTGAATCTCTGCGATACCAAGGCCATATACTTCAGCATTACGATTAACCTCAGACCATGTTTTATCTGCCTTGGTGGCCTTTAGGTCTTCGTGGAGTTGTTGTGCGGTTATCTCAACATCAACGGTTTGACCGTCACTGATATTATCTTGTAGTTCAAAGAACTCTCCACGCCCAGTAGTAGCCTCCATAATCTCGGAGGTCTTGTTCTCTACCGCCTGTCGGATAGCAGGAGACACAATCCTTGAACGCTCAGACTCCCTGGTCTTGTCTTCGTCTGACCAGATACCGTAGTAGAGGCGCTCGTACTCGTCCCACTTCTTCTCGTAGTTTACTTCTTTAAACTCACGCCAGCGGTCACAATGAGTAGTAATAAAGGATACTAAGTCCTTATCTGCTTCGGTAACTGGGGTTTCTTTAAACTCAGCCATGATTAGTCCTTAGTGGTATCACCAAACGGATCAGCGGATTCTAGTTCTTCGTATTCGACTTCTACTTCTTTAGTCATCGGCTTGAAGATTTGTTTGTCGCCTAGTCCTTCGCCTTTGGCTGCAGTGATAATAGTCATCATGCAGTAAGGAGATAGCTTATCTAGCTCCTCTTTAATTACTTCCCACACGCCTTCGTTAGTAATCAGAGAGTCCCAGTTTAGCGGAACAAACTCTTCTTTCTCTTCCATCATGTAATCCATACTGCCTCCTAGTAACCAGATATAGGGTCTAAAGCCTCATACTCATCATCTTCAACCATATCGGTAAACTCTGTGATACCAATTTGGTCGATGTACGCTAAAGCATCAATCAAGTCATCATGCACCTGCGAGTTAGGAAAGTTAAGTAGTTGGTCTACGAACTGCTTATTCCACTCGCCTCTTACTAACTTAATCCTTCCATGTTCGAAGCGACCCTGTAAGGCCCAGACAATCCTGTCTGTCTTCTTCTTGTTGCCATGAGTCAACTCTGTCACTGAGATGAAAAATGATTTCCTCTTCATCAAGTCTTGTAGGTACGGGAGTACGGCGTTCTTTGCCATTCCTCGCTCTATACCTACTAATCGAACATCGTAACTTCTTGCTGTTTCTAATATCTTGTTTGCGGTTTCTTTGATATCCCATCTTCCTGCTACTATCGTATCGACATACCAACCATCAAGACAAACCTTAACTACTGCAATCGCTGTTTCATCCAGGTGTTTCTTCTTATTACTGGCTTGCTTGCTTACATCTTCAAAGCCAGCCAAATCAACAGCGATGTAATAAGAACCGTCATCAGGCAAATCATCAGAATCAACATACTTGATCCATTCGTCTTTAAAGAGGTCTGACTGGGCGGCTTCGAAAGAAGCAAGGTATTCCTGTCTAAAACTGAAGGAAGACATTGACTTCTTTGCTGCCTCAATCTCCTTTGGGTCCAGTAACGGATTATCAAAGGAAGTAAAGTGAAAAGATGACCAGTCCTCGTCTTCACCTCTTTGAGCCATCTGGTACAATTCATAGAAGTGATTGCGTCCCTTCGGTGTACCAATAAACAATGCACCGCCTTTTACATCTGACAGAGCAGGTCTAAGAATCTGCTCGAACACCTGTGGCTTCATGTCTGCATACTCGTCAATCACGACATACGCTAGACCCACACCTCGCATCGTATCTGGACGGTCAGAACCTTTGAGGTAAATCTTCCTATCGTTTACAAGCGTAATAACTGCCGTATTCTCGTGCACAGACTTGATAACTTCGTGACCAAGCTCTTTAAGAACTGACCACATAATGTCTTTAGCTTGTTGAAATGTTGGAGCAACATAGAAGACATCCTTTTCTGTACTCTTTAATGCTTCAATGATGAGGGTCCAAGCAGCGAGACGAGACTTTCCAAATCTTCGTCCTGCAGCAACCACTTTAAAACGGTGACTATCATTAAATACCTCTGTCTGCTTAGGGTGTAACTCAACTCTGAGGTTCGCCATCTTCAGCCTCTTCAGAGTCTACATCTATAACCTCATAATCAATCTGTTCGGCTTCTCTTGCAGCTATCTTAGGTGTACCAGTTGTCACAATCTGCACCTGAATTGCATTACTTCTACCAGCCTTGTCTTTCTCAAAGTGACTTAGCGGCAATAACCTATCAATACACATCTTGAGACAGGCCACCTGATCCTTGTCGGTATCATCCATAGCCTTGCGGAGCACAGTCTCAATTACTTTCTCTCCGCTGGTGCTCAAAAGACGAGCATAGAATTCTTTGATTCTGGCAGCTTCGCCAGGAGGTCTTCCGACCACTCCACGACTTTTCTTTGCTTCGATGTCTGCCTTGCGAGGTCTGCCACGCTTC